ACCAAGTATGGCGCAGGGTTTATTAAAGAGAAGATGGGATTAACAAATGAAGAATAAGATTAATCCTTGTCCTGATTGTGGTCAACAGTTCGACAATGTCTTTGAAGCAACAGACCACTTGCTAGAAGATGAAGATGTGTTCGACCCAGCATTGGTGTTGCCTAACGGCTATCGCCTTATGATTGGTTCATTGTTACGTTGTATGTACCGCTATGCGCATGACCCTGAACAAGTAAAATCAATCACACAGGATACTTACATGACGTTGTTCACAGCAGAGACACAACCAGATGTAATACTAGATGTGATTGAAGATATGATTGTTGGCTCTAGCATGGTGGGAATTGATGATGAACTTAAACAGCTACTCGAAGATGGAGAGTGAAGAAGTATGGCAGATTATCCAGTATCTAACGGAGTTAGGATTACCAGTAGAGTCGGTGTTGAAGGACGGCGCACGGCTGAAAGTAACATTAACAATCCCGCTATTGCACGCGAGCTCCACCTAGAGGTGCACTTGAGCAACACAATCAACGAGTTGTCTGAGTTGTTGCTGAGTAAGCATAAGGACTATGGTCCTAAGAATATTTCACAAGCACCAGGCGGTGCAATCAATGGCCTGCGTGTACGTATGCATGATAAGTTAGCACGAATCAATAACCTGATTGACAGTGGTGCAAACCCTGAGCACGAATCCTTAGAAGATTCCTTCAAGGACATGGCTAACTATGCAATCATTGGGTTGCTGGTTTTACGAAAGCAATGGGACAATGACTAACAAATCTTCATTCGATTTAGACTTTGGATACGGACGCAAGGGCGAGCAGTTAGTAGATGAGTTGCTTACTGGTGGACGTACTGTCGAAGTAAAGCGTGACCGCAAGTGGGCTAAGACTAACAACCTATACATTGAGACTGAGTGCTTCTTCAAGAAGATTGAGGACTGGGCACCATCAGGGTTAGGTGTGACAGAAGCAGCATACTGGGCGTTCGTGCTTGAAGAGAGCACACTCATTGTCCCAACAGATGCGTTGCGTTATGCAGTTAAAGAATTTGGTAGAGAGATTACGTGTAACATCCCACCTAATTTGTCTAAGGGATTCTTAATTACAGTAGATGATTTAATGTCAGCGACACGACTATACAAGAGAGCAAAGGCAGATGAACTGGCAACAAATTGAGCCTTGGGAATATGTAATTACGGCAGTAGCCTCTGAATATCATCGTAAGTTTGACATGGTTGAACTCGAAGATATCAAGCAGAGTTTATATGAGTGGTTTGCTAAGCACCCTAACAAGGTGGCTGAGTGGGAGAAGATAGGTAACAAGGATGCAAAGAACCTTATCTATCGTAGCCTTCGCAACCATGCATTAGATTATTGTCAGAGATGGAAGGCTAAGAGTGTCGGATATGACGTGTCGGATATCTATTACTATGAGGCAGATGTTGTAGAAGCACTGCTCCCTGCTGTGTTGCGTAGTGAGTATGGTGTTACTCATAAGTTAAACTTGGGTAGACCAGGGCGACCAAGCGCCCCTTCTGAGGGTGGAAACTTATCTGTCATGATGATGGAGATAGACTCCGCATACTGGAAGTTAAGTAAAGAGGATAGAAAGATACTCTTCTTCCGATATGCAGAGTCTATGGACTACAAAGAGATAAGCAATTACTTATCACTAGGTAGTGATGACGCAGCACGCATGAGAGGTAACAGAGCTGTCAAGCGACTGGTCAATAAACTTGGTGGCTTCAAACCATTCTATGATAACGACATCATGGAGCCCACGGAAACAGAGCCATCAGAAGACTCATCATACCAAGAATTAGGTACACCGCAAGAGTCAGAACAGTAAAGAATGTTACCACTATGATTGCGAAGGCACGGAATGTACTAGTACTGCGCTTTCTACTCTGCATCAGGGTCAAACTCCCTGTCGAAGTCAACCTCTGAGTCTATCATCTCTTGTATCATACCTTCCAAGTCCAACTCTGCTGGGTCAACATGTAACGCTTCCCCATTTACATTGTAGAACTCTTCAATCTCTTTCATGCTAGCAAACTGTAGCTCATCAGACTGTAAGTCACAGGCTGAACAACCACCAGCTTCGCATACTTCACATACCATTTGCTATCCTCCTGTTGAATAGAATCCACTGCCATTAAACTTGACAGGTGGTGCACTGTACACCCTTACCATTGGCTCATTACAACTGTCGCAGTAAGGTATGATTTCCTGTTCGGTCATACCCCTACTGATTGTGATAGTGCTTGAGTCAACCTCACACTTGTATTCATAGCTAGCCATTTGCTTCTTCCTCTCCAGCCCATGGGTCTCTGTACCTGTACTGTCTTTCCATGTCACGATTGATTGCATCTAGCAGAGCACTAGGTATTCTTAGAGTTGGTGGCTCTATCATTAATGTTCGATACTCTTCATCGCGCTCGCGCTTCTTAACTATATGATGTAGAAACTCAGTCATCTTCTATCTCCGTTCCTTCTGGTGTTGGTGCTGTTGCTAGTGTACCACACTCAGCGCATTCCATGTCAAGGAAGTACATACCAATCTCTCCGTCATCATCAAAGATAGTCTTGAGATTCCAAATCTCACAACCACATGGGCACACTAGTGTAGGCTCACCGCGTATGTCCATAGCCTGTGTATAATCAGGCTTCATTTCCGTTACATGCTTAGCCATAATCTATCCTCTCTATAAATCATCATAGCAAATACCACATACCCACCATGAAAGCAGTTCCAATAACTCACTCTCGGGTGTTGGTTCTTCACACCGAGTGCAGTTAATTGTTTCTTCCTCCATTAGTAGTTACCATTCCTTTTCCAATGAGTCCATGCATCGCATGGTGTGCCGTATCTGTAGAAAATGTAATCAAGCCCACGCTCTATCTGTCGTGGTGCTGGTGTGTCAGGGTCAAGCCCCAACAGTTGTGGAATCCCACCCGCATGCTTCCCCATTACACGGATAGGATTAAAGGCATCAGGATTCCAAGCGGATTCCTTACCCCACAATCTGTTGAGACATGACACCTGATTATCTTTCCACTCGTTGAGTTTATCTCTAGCGTATGCCTTGCTATCTGCCTTACTCCAAATGACTTGCACGCCTTTGTCTGTTGTGTCCGTGGCTGTCTTTGAGTTGTCGGTTAATAGCAGAGCTACTACTACGAGCAGTAAGAATGTTAGTGATTTCATTTGGTAGTTGCCCTTACTCTGTGTGCGAAGTTAATCATAGACCTGCGATTGTTCCATGTTAATGGGACAGATGCAAGTAGGACACGCTCACCAGGTAGAGTGCCTCCCCAAATACCATTGTCTAAGTTCTCTCGTTTCATACCCTCAGTAAAGCATTCAGCCTTGGCTGGGCATGCGTTACAGATAGATAGCGCGGTCTTTACGTTAGCGATACGTTGCTTGTACTCTGGACTATTTTCATTGACGCGATTGTTCTCAGCGTCGCTGTCGATAGACTCGCTGAACCATAGGTCAGGGTTCTCATGACCTGTGCATAGACCTTGCATACTCTATCTCCTATCTCTCTAGTGCTATCTCTGTCATCTCGTCGAATTCTTCGTCGAGTTCTTCTTCATCATCATGCCCTAATGCTATGTCGTCGTCAAGTGGTGGCTCGTAACTCATGTTCTCCCCTTAGTGTAGTACTGGTCGGTAGATAGGTATGACAGTAGCATTGACCAGCTTGCTACCGAACGTTGTTGCTTCTTGGATACTAGCGAACACTCCGTATAGTATGCGGTCGCTATCTACTGTGGTTAGCGTTACAAATCCAACAGGTGGCTGTTCGCTACTGTATTCAAATCCTTGTACTGTTACTGTGCTCATTGTCTATCCTCTCTTAGTTGTTGTGTGTGTTCTGACCTACAATCCATGCAGTAATACTTGTATTGTACTGTATTACTTAGACTAATGTCAAATACCCACCTATGTTCGCAACCAATAGTGCTAAAGATAGCACGCACTAGTCGCCATGACGGGGTATCCCACCAATCTTGAACATTTCGTATAACTTCAGGCAGATTATAGATAAGGTTACTATAACATGCTGGTATGTATACGCCACGATAGAGTGGAGCGTACTGTGCAGGGAATACTGGTGATGATTGACGCTCACGTTGAGCAACAACCTCATGTAGAAACTCTGTCATAGTATCTCCAATCTATAAAGTTAAGTGAGCAGTTTTATGTCGTGCTCAGGACAGGTGGCGAAGTTATTACGCTTCGAACACCACTTCTGTGTAGCCTGATAGTCTCTCATGTGTAGTGATGAGACCCTTGCTACCAGTAAGGTGCTTGTATGTGCCGTTGCCTAGTGATACCCACATAGACTTAGGCTTGAAGCGTGTCTGTGAAGGTAGTGCTTTCACGATAGTGCCACGCTTTGGGTAGTCACTTGATGTATCAACTGCGTTGTATGAAATCTCGTCTGCGATAATGCGTAATTCCTCAGCAAGATTTAGGATTGTGTCGTTAGACATTTGTTACCTCTCTAGTTAGTATAGGAAATCGGCAAGGCTTCGTTTGCTTTGCCAATCTTTGTTCGGTGTGTAACATAGGCAGTCATCTATCATGATTGAACAATCAAAGCATGACTTGCACATGTTACAGTAGTACGGGTTGTCTGTCAAATCCGTGGCAGACTCACAGTAGGGGCAGACTTCTAAGTCTACATCTACTGTGTAGTCCCACAGTTTGTCGGTATAATCTATGGCTTTGACAGGCTCTAGGTAGGTAGTACGCTTATGACTTTGGTTACTCCACCAGATACCTTCATTGTCCCATGAACCAGCCGACTCGTTGAGTAGATACATAGGGTGTTGTGCTGCTGGGTCACATGTAATGATAGCAATCTTGCTACCCTTAGCCCAAGTCTCAGCCATAATCCATACGTTATCATCATCAAGTGCGGACACGCCACCAATTCTAGGTAGTGTATCCTCAGCGAAGACACGCGTATCACTACGCTTGTCGGACTTGCCGATACTTATGTCAAGCACACCATTGTGTGCTAAGTAAGTACGCTCATCATCACCAACCTTGAAGGGGTGGCAATTCTGTTCGTTCTTAACACCATGTGTGGCGTATCGTGCATGCCACATGGCGTAGCCGTCAGGGAATTGCTTGCGTAATTCCAAGAAGCGTGCAATAGATTTTTTAGCAGACATGCTACGCTCTGAGATAATCCTATCACCAGCATGAATAGCAAAGCCAAATCCGTGTGGATTACTACACGCACCAGCGTGTAAGTCTGCTTTGTTTGGTGTGGAGTTTGGCTCGCACACTACAAGTAAGCACATAGTATCATCTCCCTAAGCGTTAGCAGTTATCTTGTTGTTGATGTCTACTGATTGTATCTTGTCCAACCTAGAGTATAGGTCGGGGTAGAGTCCATTGTTGGACACTACATAGTCAGCAAACCACTCCCAAGATAGTGCGCCAAGTTTGACGTCATCTAGTCGTAGTTCCCTAGTGTATTCTACCATGGCTTGTGCTAAGTCTA